CCTGTGCAGCTTTGTTCTCATCACCCATATTGTTCCCCTGTTAGTATTCTCTGTTGTGTGAACGCTTCACCACACCTCGCGCTTGGAGGTATCGGTCGTGCTGCTTGAATGAAGTCAACACCGGGCGACACGCCCCATCGAGCGGTACATCCGGGTAAAGTCTGTGATGATCAGCCACCTGATCGGGATGAATCGCAAGGGCGTCACTGTGCAAGGCCCGCGCCTCGTACCCCCCACCATTGGACGTCGGAATCTCGGCACGGTAGTCCCGATACATCGCGCTGAGACATTTAGGGCACGTCTCCACCGTGTTAGAGGCGCTCATAGGCCGATCAATCTCGGTGGTGTGACCACACTCGCATCTATAGGCGTAGGTTGGCACGACAATTAGCTCCTCTTATAGCCCAACTTCTTCAACTCGGCCGGCGTCAGAGCCGCCTCTAACGATGCATCGCGGTCCTTTCCCGCCTGGCGAATTTTACCCACCGCAGACTCATCCTTCCGTTTGGCTTTACCCCAACCGGCCTCATACATCTGCGGGTATTTCGCCTTTAGGGCTTTCTTTACGGCAACCGACTCCTCGGCGGTACGCGGTTTACCAAGGCCCTTAACGCGTTTTGGCTTTCCGAACATGTCACATGCTCCTTACCGGCAACGTCGCCTGTGCCGCGGCTGCCCCCATTTGGGCCTGATTGTTGAACTGTTGTGTCGAGTTCATTGGAGCAGCGCGCCCCACGGGAAACCCACTGTTTTGCGTCGTGTTAGCGCCACCCAATTTCTTGTTCTCTCCCTTGGACTGCGAATACCACTCCATCCGCTGCTGGAACTCGGGGTCCTCGAAAATCTCCTCAACGATCTCAACAATGCCCATGTCCTCGGCGATGCGTGTCAGGTACCTGGCTATATTGAACGGCTGTCCGGCTTGCATGGCCACTTGGAGGGCCATGAACGCCTGTGGGACGATGTTCGTCGTGAAGTCTCTCACGGCCTGCGCCCGCGCGATCGGGTCAGGCACGCTCATGGACCTGCGGACGATCTTAAACCCAAGGGTCTCGAACTCACCGGTTTTGTCCGCCGGGGTCAGCCACAACTGCTGCTCCTGGCCATTCGTCTCCCGCTTAATCAGCGGAATACCGGGCTGGCCGGGTTGGAACAACAGGTCGTCGTTGTGTAGGAACCACGCCCGCTTTCCCTGAATCTCCGCGGCGAGATCGTACACCATGTCCCGCATGTCGCCTACGCCGATGGAGGCGTTTTGTTGGAGAATCTGTTGGCCGGTAGCTTTGTCGGAGTTAACGCCCGCGCCACTCAGTAGGTCGGGGTTGCCCGCCACGAGATTGAACCACCCGTACAGACTCTGCGTCATCTGCACGGTCTCGGGCGACGCGCCCTCGAAGGTCTTGATCTGCACGCCGTCTGGGTCATCACTGGCCACCCATTCACCATCCACCGCATCGTGAATAGCCTCCGCCACATCGGCGTTACCGGGGCGATAGACGCCGACGTTCTTCTGGCGGTCAGCCTGATTCATGGCCTTCTTGAACAGTCGGTTGGCCATGTCGCTCAGGTCGCGCCACACGCCCACGGGCGCCACCGGAAACGGGTTGTCCGGTACTGGTTGGGTAAGAGCGCCGAAGGTGTAGGGGCCGCTCGGGGACCGTAATAGTCCTCGATTTTTAGGAAGTCATTGGCCGTCGCCTCTGAGGGATCGGGGATGTAGCATACCGCCCGCGCCTCTGGGACCCACAATTCAACCACGTTCACGAAGTCCTGCAAGTCCATCGTGGATAGAGATTGATTATCATCCTTGGATAACTCCTCTGCCCGGTCATCCTTCGCCTTGGAGCCCGCACGGGGGAGCCGTGCTATGACGTCATGGCTGAACCCGGCGGTATCGAGGAGTTTGTTTCGCTCGATTCGGATACGATGTCCGATGAACGACGCCCGGTCCCATGCCGTGCAAGTAGGGTCGGCGGTCATGTCATCGAGACTGATGCGCTCCGTGTATATCTGACCGGGGTCCACCCGGACATCTGTAGCGACATCGAACATCTGGCCGCTGGCCGCGATACTCGTCTTGAGCGTGGTCATCCCAAAGCACATATCCACAATAGCGGCACGGAGGAGCCGTGCGCCCTTGAGCTGCTCATCGAGATCGGTGAGGGCGAGCCCGAGTTTCTCCGCGTATTCGCGCTGCCGCAGTATCTTGGTGAGGACCTGAGTGACGCCCTCTTTCTGGACGAGCGAGGGTACGAGCGACCGCACGGCGAGAAACACAAGGTTGAGGGGCCGGTCGCCGGTTATGCCGCATTCCTTCTCGAAGTACTCGTCCACGTACTCACGGATATGCGATGCTCTCGCCTTGCGGAAGTGTTCAAAACGCCGGAAGCCCTCAGCCACGCTCTCACTAAGTTTGTTCGCGGATAGTTCTGCTGCCATCACTCACGCCCTATGCAAAGTTGTATCGCCGTTGCCACCCACTCGTCTTTCTGGTAGCGGTCTTCCACGCCTTGAAGCGGCTCCCCCAGGTCCCCGCCGGTGCAGCGTCACTCTCCGGCCGAGGTTTTAGCACCTCCTTGTCCATCACGGTGAGTGCATCGGCGATAACTCGGTCGCCGTGTCCGAGATACTCACTCTTGTCCTTGTCAATCAGTTCAGCCGGGCCGCACCCCCCACTCGGATAGGTGATATAGGTCTTGGCCTGGTCGAGGCTCTGCTTGTCCCGATTGATGATCCGGTTCTCGATCAGCGCCCGCTCATATGCTCGGAGCATGATAGCCTTACGCTCCCGGCTGGAATGCCACCCCCACCGGGCGGTCTTTTTCTCCGCGACCTGCCCCACTGTCTCATCCCGGTAGTAGAACGGGTACTTCAACTCATGGACGAAGACATTCCCGAAGTCCAAACCCGGCCCATTCTGCTCCCAGATTACGAACGGGAGCCGCTGCGGCGCGCCCCCGCCCACCCAGAGGGCCAGAGCCGCGACCGCGCGGGCGGCATTGTAGGGGGCAGTCGTCCGGGACGCCCACTTGGCCACGATCTCGCCGGTCTGCTTGCATTTCACCGAGGCCACACTCTCACTGGTGCCCTCGCCACCAAGCCCTTTGCTTAGGTCTATGCCGATGATATAGCTCTTACTCTGGTCGAGGCGTCCATTGGTCAACGGCGCCCACACGACCAGTTCACCGTCGCGCGCCCGATACAACGACACCGCCTTGAGATCGCGCGTGCGAAACAGTCGTGCAACATCGGCGTTCGGTATCTTGTCCTTGAGTCGTATATTGAACCGCTCCTTCGGGGATCGAGCGTACAAGGCCGCATGTTTGTCAATATCCGTGTGGGTGAAGAACGTGTCACCGACTGCGCCCTCTTGGGCGTAGATTTCCCTGGCAACTTCCTTCCAGCCGTTGCGGGCGATCTCGTGTTCAATGAATGGCGACGTGATGCGATATTCCTTGGTCGTGTCATCCTGTAATACGAAGCGGCCTGCGCCCTTCCGAGGATGGTCCCACGCCATCAGAGAAAACACCCTTATCGTACCACTGGCCTTCCACGTCGAGTAACACGAACCCGGCAGATCGACAGTGCTACTCACAATACGGCACGGTGTCACGGCAGCAGTCGAACGCTTGATCGACTCGCCGTTATTCATTTTGGACATCTCGTCCAGCAAAATAATCGCCGCCCGGTCGCCCGAGAAGGCCGATTTGTTGGTAGACTCACCGGCTATCGTAGACCCGTTCAGGACGTTGTGTATCCGCATCGCGGTACGGTTATCCCGACCACGTGTCAGTACCCCTGGCGGACACATCCATTCGGGTAAGTAGGAGTTGATCGTGTCATGCTTGAAGAACAGGGACTTGCTGATAGGACTGTCCACCAAATCCTCGACACGACTCATCTCTCGGATCTGGGTGTTCTGCCGGAACAACCACAAGTGGTGATTGAACAGAGCGCAGAGCCACGAGGCCCCCATATCTCTCGACTTGTCAATGAGCCCATCATTACCATTCGCGAAACAATCGGTGAGGAACTCCACCATCTCGTCCTGCCGCTCGAACGTAATGAACGGATGAAGCGAAACCTTTGCCGGCACGTTACCGTGCGTGATCGCAGAAACCTCTTGCTCCCAAAGGGTCCAGGCGAAACTGTTAATCCAGTACAGGCGGCTTTCCTTACACGCCGCC